CATGCCCCGCTTGAGGCTGCCGAGAAACGTGGTCGGCACTTCGAGTTCGGAAAGCTGTTTTTGCAGGGCTGTGATTTGCGCCTGTGCATCGGCCTTGTCTGCATCCGTAGTGGAGATGCTCGCAAGCTCTTCATATTGTGCTATGAGCTGGCGAATGACCTCGCGTTCTTGGGCTAGAAGGCGGTTCGCCGTCGCCCTGTCGCCGCGCGTTTCAGCTATCTGGCGTTCATTTTGAAGGCGCGTGATGGTAGATTCTAGGGTCGCACGTTTTGATTGAGCCTGTTCCTGGGCGCGCTGTTTGGCTAGGATTTGGTCTTCAACGTCCAATCGGGTTTTAACAAGCTCGGTTGCGTTTTCTCCAAGGTCTTGCAACGCCTGCGTTTCGCGTATTTGGCGGTGAATGGCATCCGCTTCTGCTTGATTTCCGGCTGCTTCTGCAGCCATTGCTTTTGTTTCAAGCTCATACATCTTACGCTTGAGCGCGAGTTGCACCGCTGAAGCATCTGGACCAGTTTCCTCGACAACGGCTGCGGACGACGGTAGCGGAGCTTTCGTTGCACTTTCTCGCGCCTGCCCTTCATCGATCATCTGGACGGCAGAATTACGCCAGTTTGCCGCTTTTTCACGTGCATCTGACTTGATTTTCTCGATCTCTTGGTCGAGGTCAGCATACCCCTTTTTTATATCATCCTTGGCGGCGGCAAATTGTGCGCTCCATCCCGTGGTGTCGATTTCTATCCCGAGTTGCTTTCCTATCCACGTGTTATTGACCTTGTCGGCATACCAAATCAAAAAGCCGAAGATGACAGTCTTCCACTCGTTGATTGCAATGCCGAGGGCACGCCGGATTGCAGCTCCTGCGATACGGAACGGGATCACGGCCTGCACGCCCCAGCTCATAAGCCAACCAATTGTAGCAGCTACCCAGTCCTTGATTTTTGCTCCGCCATAATCGAGTTCGTTCAGAAATTGGCCCAGCTTGACCCCAGCAAAGGCGGCCGCGGCCACTGCTCCAGTAACCGCGGCAACCCGGCCAAGCGCGGAAAAGATGTTGGTCAGTGTTAATGTCTTGGTTCCCAATGATGCCGTAAGCCCCCTCAGAAGCCCGTATTCCTTTGTCATGGAATTCACCCAGCCGAGCAGTTCAGCCGCCTTGGATCCTGTCACGCCCACGAAGGCCGCATTCGCAAGCACGGCGATTTGCGTCCAGACCTTTCTCATGGCTATGGTCGCAACCAGCCCCGCACTCAACGCGGCCAGCCAACCCGCATTTTTCCCAAGGAAGCTGCCGCCAGCTTCCATTATGCTGCCAGCAAGACCTCCGGCGACTTCGGTGTTTTTGCCCTGTTTGGCTCGCAGCTCGGCCAATCGGTCGGCCATGCCCTTGAAGAAGCGGTCTGCATAGCGCATTCCGGAGAGCCCTGCATTTTCCACGATGTCATCGACGATCGCCCGGAGCCGGGTAAGTCCGCGATAGGCAACATTCGCTTGCGCGGCACCACGGAATTTTCTGAGTGCCTCGATCAGTGCATCTACCTTGGGCTTTGTTTCATCGAGATGGATTCCGTAACGGGTCAGTTCGGTGCCGCTGCCAGCCAGTGCCTTGGATACCAGCGTTGCGGCGCTACGAGTATCGATTTTGAGCGCGTAGGCGAAATCAAGCACGGCTGGAGTCAGTTCTACTGTTTGGTCTTTCGTCGCCTTAAAGGTCAGGAGCATAGCCTGAATTTCCTTGATGACTTCGTCGGATATTCCTGTCAGTTCCTGAATCTCAGAGGCTTGATCTAGTAACGATTCGAGGCTCTCTTCAGATGTGTCTCCAACGCTTTTTAGCCCGCGTTCTAGTTGACGGATAGTCTGGAGGCTTTCCTCGGCCATGCGCCCGGACTTGCGGATTTGCTGCACGCCGAAAAGCGTGGCAGCAATCGTGGCCATGCGCTGAAGTGCGGCACCGCCATTGAGGGCACTCTTGTTGAATGCCTTCATATTCTCATCAGCCCGCTTGACACTGCGATTGACCTGGCTGATTATGTTATTGCCAGTTTGTCTTACGCGGATGAGTAAATCTAATACAGTAGATGATGCCATAGGAACTCGCCTGAGAGATCAGAAGTGGTTCATTGTCTTTGTGAATATTTGCATTTTCGTTATGGGGGGCGTAGCCCCAATCGCTGCCATTTGGCTGCTATACGCTCATTGGCCATGGGTACTGCTTGGCAGTTTGGTCCTTGTCGTGATCGCTATTTTGCTCACACCGGTCGTCTGGCTGCTAAAATAGCCTTGGGCCGCTCTCTTTGTTCATTGCGTTCACATGGCGAACGAGGAAGTCGAGGTCGTCTAGGGTGCAATTGTCGAGGTATCCGGCGTCAAACCCTGCTCGTACAAGACCGGCATAGATGGATCCGATGGCGTCGTCGGGGTCTGCGTTTCGTCCGGAGTCATCATCAGTGCCAATCTGCTCACGACCCCGGTCCAGCAGTTTTTTAGCTCGTCGTCCAGATTGACCTCAATGGCGGCCGCAATCAGCGCACTGGCCTCCATCGTATCGAGTTCGTCGATCATTTCTGGCTTCATGTCTCGGCAACTTCCGGCGAGCAGTTCCATTATCAGATCATCTGATTTCTCGATGATTTCTGACGCACACTTCAGTATCATGGGAAGGTCGATCCCCTCGTCTTTGCTTTGAAGCAAGCCGCTTTCGTTGATCATTGCAGATGCTTGGGCGCCGAGCTTGCGGAGCCAAGTCCGAGCGGCTTTCCAGCGCAATCGGCGCACCTGGACGCTTCGTCCATCCTCAAAGCGCACTACCTGTGATTTGCTTTTTATCGTGTCCATTTTCGTGTTTTCAAAGGGTTGCCCGGCGGGCACCGGTTGGCTGCCCGCCGGAAGGGTTTATGCCGCGATGATCTGGGCGGAGGTCTGGTAAGTGATGCCGCCGGACTTGAGGCTTGTGAGCTTGAGTCCGGGCTTCGAGAAGCCTTGCCCAAGCTTTGCGTCCCCATTGCTCATGAGCTTGCACGGGAAATCCTCCTCGGAAACCAGTGCGATCGTTCCGCTTGGCTGGCGTTGAGGATCAGGGACAAACAGGGTGCATGTTCCCTCGATGGTTCCGAACATCTTCCCGTCGAACAATTCGAGCACGCGAAGCGACTCCGGCAGCTCAAATTCCATCGATTCTTTGATGGACTTCACGCGTGAATCAACCGTGCGATTGATTCCTTCGTCGTCGGGTTCTTCGACTGTTTCCTCTTCAATCTCGCCCTTGGGCGTGATCTCCTTAAGACCTATGCAATGGGCCTTGGCAAAGACGATATCCGTGTACGCGGTCTCGATTGTGACAGTGGCTCCACCATAGGTTGCGGACAGGGTGAACGTGCTGTCTGTAGGAGCGGCAGTAACGTAGTAGATTTCGTCGGCGGTGAGGCCAGCGCCAGCCTCGCCGCTCTTAAAGCGCAGTGTGTTGCCAACGGAGAAGCCGTGGTCGGCAAGCGTGAACAAGCCTTCCGTCGAGGCTGCTACGCCGTCAAAGGTTTCGGAACGGACGAAGCGGAGCATCGAGCGCCCCGCGTAGATTGCTTTGGCCGTGTTATACGGTGCTTTGGGCAGTTTTAGTGGCATGGCTTATGTGTTTTCAGTGGATATGTGAGTGTGGAAAGCGACACGGTAGGTCAGGATTCCGGTCTTTGTGTCGGGGACCAGATACAGGTCGTCTTCAAGCATTTCAAAGTGCCCGGCTATGTCCTCGTCGAATTCATCCGCGATCTGACCGTTTGATGCGTAGTTGACCGCTTCGGTCACGGCGCAGGCGGCTGCCAGCGCGGTCTTACGGACTCCATCCTTCTTGTTTAGGATTGGGTTTTCGTAGCAGCCGACCTCGATTGTCACGTCGCGAATCACGCGGTCTACAAACCGGTCGACAACTTTCGTGGCCGGGGTCAGGACAACCATGCACAGGCCCAGTTTGTTGAGCGATTGCGCGATCTGTTTGGACAGGTCGCCCTTGGCTTCGGTTGCGACGGAGTAACCTGAGAGGTATTCCGAGCCTTCAATCAGCTCGGCAACCTTGTTCTGCAGAGCAAGGAGTTGGGCGTAGAGCAATGGCATCAGGACATGCTCCTTAAAATGAGGTGGTTAAGGTATTTGTCTCCGGCATCGAGGGCGGTTTGCTGCATCTGCGCGTCGGTGGGCAACACGGATGGATCCGGGTCCTGATGGACGCGCATCGTGAGCACGTAGTAAACCTCGCCAATTCCGTGCGGGGATGCCGGGTTTGGCCGGGCTAGAATCGCAAGGGCTTTGCCCTTCGAGGGGATGTAATCGAGATCGTCAAACTCGCGGGCTCTGTGCCCATAGGCCGCCGGGTGGACGGGAATCGTCATAGGCTTGTCTTTTGCCTCTATGTCGCCGCCGTAATAGCGCTGTGCCACCCCTTGCTGGGTGATGGCAACCTTGACGCCATCGCCACCAATCAGTTCCGGCTGCTGGACGGACCGACGGGCCTTCCCCCAGAAATGCGTCCGCTGGCCTCCGAGCTTGTTCGGATGGGTTTTGTCCATCTCTGTAAAGTGATGGCGAAGCAGCGTGACGAGCGAGCGGCCCATGACCTTGCGCACGTCCGGGCGGCGCAGTCCGTCGTAGAGCCGCAAAAAAGTCGGGAGCTTTTTCGGGTCGGGGAAGGTGATTTCAACGACGATTGCGCTCATATGCCATCCTCAGCTTCGCGGGAAAAACGTCTGCGCCTAGCGCGAATGCTTGGCGCTGGGGCGACGGACTGAACCGTCGGCCCGCTTTCGGGATCGTCTGGGGTTTCGACGGTGATTTCGCCTTTTGCAATGCGTTCCAAAAGGCGTTCGTCCTTGTCCCACTCCTTGCGTTCGTCCTCGGAAAGCGGAAGCGCTCCAACGGCGTTCAGACGGCTTTGAGCCTGCCGCAACACCATGCGCAGCGCGAGACTCTTGAGGCTTGGCGGGATCCGAGTGCCGTCGGCAGATAACGTCGTCTTTCCGCCTCCAGCTATCTCCATACGAATACGGGCGACGACCTCGGTGATGATTTCGGGCGTCGGATCGGACTGTCCATCCCCGAGAGCGGTTTCTTGAAGCTGTTCGACAAGCACGGCCGCCTTGGCCGTTACGAGATCGGAGGATGAAATGGTTATCCACATAGTCATGCTGCTTCTCCTTTCAGGCGAAAGACGCCTTCGGGGTCGAAAGAGCCGATCCCTGTCGATTCGAGAGCCTTGCGGAGCGTTTCGCTGCCGATCTGCGGAGTGGACTGAAGGCCGTTATTGAGGCCCCTGTGCTGCGGCTTGACCTGCTCGTCTTTGCCGATGATACCGAGGGTAACCGCTTCATCACGGTCCACGTCCTCGACGCCCATTCCAGAATTGAAATCGAACGGCTCGTAGGGCGTGCCGAATCGAGAAATCATCGCCCAGATCGTATGATTCTTGAGTGCGACCATGCGTCCGCTTCCGGATGCTGTGGCCCCTTCTGCGCCCGCCTGCGCTCGTGCCGCATCCCAGCGGGCGGGCCAGTTCGAGCGCGGCTCCTCGCGAGCCTCAACGCGCAGAAATTCATAGGCAGGAAATGCGTCGAGTAACTCCGGTTCCTGCGCCGCTTCGTTGTAGGCGTAGCTCTGTGCCTGAGCGACGTTAGTGTCGAGAATCAGATTGAGCCTTCGGTCACTTGAAAGGTCTTTGAGCCCACCGCGCTCCCCATGCTCGGGCTGGTAGCCCATGCTCTGAAGCGTCTGTTTGAGCTGAAGGCGCATCGTTGCTCGGTCAGCGGTGCCCTCCACGATATTGCGGACGGATGAATACATTTCGTCCACCAATTCCGCCTTTGTAACACCCGCGCTGAACGCGAGCCGCTCGCGCAGTTCAGGCGACAGTTTGTCCAAGGCCCACGTGCGCAAATCCGTCGGCAAGGTCATCTTGCCATCGAGATATGCGAGGGCTTCGGACGAAGAAACTGGAGTGGCGAAAGACATTTTTCAAGGAGCGTGCAGGCGGATTTCACACCGCCTGCACGCGAAGTAAAACATAGGAAGGCTAGGCAATCTTTGCGTTGATTCGTTTGCCAGCGGCGCTGTTGGTGATCTGCACATCCTCTGACCAGTCCGAACCAGCCACGTCCACTCGGCCGTCAGCACGCTGGTAGAAGCGAGGCTTCATCCACGCACTGCTCTTGCGGAACGTCTTCATGAAGCTGGGATCCCAGCGCGTGGGATTCTGGCTCGCGGCGAAGACAATGATGCCGTCGGAGAGCAGGAACGAGTAGCTCGGCTCCTTGCCTTCTGGTTCCGTGTCCTCGACCATCGAGAACATTTCGCAGCGGGGGTTGCCCATGAGCAAGCTGCCGTAATCGGCGATTGATAGGGTGTTGTAGCCCTCCTGTCCCTTGCCTTTGAGCACCCGCTTGAGCACGTTCGCGTTGTTCTTGAATAGACGTGCGGCAGTGGGGCCGAAAGCGACGCGGATTTCACCCATGCCGAGTGTTGCCTTGATGACGTCCTCGATCAGGGCGTCAATGATCGCCACGGGGTCGATCGCGGCAGAAGTGAAGTTGTAGTCTGTGCCCGCACCGAGGGTTCCCAGTGCTGCGTTGATTACAGTGCGTTCGTGAGACAGCGTGGCAATGTCCGCAGCCAGATCCATCGCTTCTTTGCCCACGGCGAGCATCTCTTCCAACGCGTCGGTTTCGATCTTGTCAGTTGGCACATCGATGGCGTGGTAGTCGCAATTGTAGTTGGAATCGGACGCTGTGAAGGTGACCTGTGCCGCTTCGCCTCCGCTGGAGCGTTTGGTGTCCGGGATCTTGAAGCGATGCTTGGCGTCATACTTCTTGAACTTACCAACCGCCGAAGCGACGTTTACGGTTGGCGATAGAAAGTCAGCTCTCGCGGATGTACGGCTCTGGGCCGCGCCCTGGGCGTAAGCTTTCAGGGTCGGATTGCTGCTGAGCGATTCAATATTGTGCATGGCAGATTGTCTTTCGTTTGGTGTGGTGAAATTCAGAACTTAGGACGCGGCCACGAGGCCTTGCGCCTGCAGAAGCGTGAGGATTGCGGTGCGCAGCGCCTCAACTTCGGGACCGGTGGCTCCACCGGCAGTGAAGGTCAGGTCGGTGAGTGTGTCGGGGCTGGCGACACGGACGAGGCGCGGGAGCGGCCGGATTTTGACGAGCTGACCATCCACGAAGTCTTCCTCGGCGATGCCAGCGGAGAAGTAGGTTCCGGCGGTGACGGGAAGCGTGCGCAGCTTGCCTTTGTCGACCGCCGTCGACGGATCGGCCAGCACGAGAACGTCCCCGGCGTTGCCAGTGCCTTTTACTCGGATACGCACCTGCCGACCGGGTTCAAGAGGGATAATGTGACTGTCCTCATCCTCGATACCGCCGTCGCCCACTACGTAGAGGGCCAGATCGGCAACGGAAGTGGGAAGCACGGCTTCGGCGACACTGCCGCCATCGGCCAGCTTGACGAGATGGGCGTTGGAAGCTGTCAGATCCTCCGCGCTGTTGACCACGATTGGGCCAATCCTTGTGTTGCTTTGTTCGTAATCCATTTGAAACTTGATTTGATGGTAGTGTGATTATTTGGCTTCGACCGCTTCGGCTTCGGCTCTATTAAAGGCGCTGTTCCAAGGGACCTTTTCCTTGGTCATGATTTCATTGGCCCTATTGAATATGCGGGCGGCTTTGGCGTCTTCCGCCTTTCCGGCAGAATCGATGGTGGCAGCGGTCTTTGGAGGCTTTGCATCCTTGCGGTTGAAAATGCGGGCCTGCTGAGCTTCGTTGCCGCTGTCCTCACCCTTACGCAGCGCGGCCACGAGCTTAAGGCCGCCAGCGCGGTTAGCTATCAAGGTCTCGCGAATCGGCTTGCGGGTTTCCTCGTCGAGGTGGTCGAGTCCGGACATGTCCGCGTCGGTCAGTGCCTCGAGGGCACTCTTTAGATTGCGATTGGCCGTGGCGATTTCCTGAGCCAGTGCTGGCGCATTCTTGCCGCCGGTCTTTTCGATGGCAGCGCTGATGTCCTCGTCCGTGGCGGTGTCCGGCAGTCCGAGAACCTTGATGAGACTTGCTTTGTAGTCCATGGTGTTGATCTTGTTTGGTTGGTTCCCGCCGTCCTCCGCAGAGCGGTTGGTAAGCGGTTTAAGAGTGGTGAGTGCCGGTCGATTGGTGAGACCGGCCCCGGACAGGCGGACTGGCCGGTAACGTTGGCCTCCGAGCGGCGCGGCGCGGTCGAACTCGGGTGAGATGAAGCGGTAGGCCTTGCCTTCGACGTCCGAAAGTCCGGAGTTGGTCCAGTCGATTTGCGCATACAGGCCGTCTTCGCGGGCTTCGACCGCCTTGATCCAGCCAGCCGCTCGCGTGGCCTTGTCCGGGTCGTGCGAGAAGTGTTCGAAGTCCACCAGCAGTGGGGTGCCTGCATTGGCAAAGGATGTGGCCATCGCGTCGAACGCTCCACGATCGCACACCTGAACCACGTCCTGTTCCTTCCCTTCGGTCATGCCGCGATTGCGGAACTCGCCTACGGACACAATCTGATACCATCCGTCTGCGGGAAGCTCACCATCGCGGTTGAGCAGGGCACAGGGTACCATTGCAAAACGGCTGCAATGCGTTGCAAAATGATTTTGATTGTCGGGTTGGGTCATTTGTCCATTCCTGCGTTTGAAGGCTTCTGAGCGGCAATCTGCGCCAGCTTTCTTGACGCAGCATCGAGGCCGTTGACTGCTGCGGTTGTGAGGATGTCTTCGAGCGCCTTGTCGGTCGCACCGTTTGCCCTCACTTGTTGGAAAAGGTCCGGTAATTCGGATTCAAGCTGCGCCAACGCTTCCCGCCGCGCGGCCTCGTCGTCCGTGTCAAGTTCGTCGATCAGCGCCGCCAGTCTTTCGCGGAGTGGCGCAAGGTCGGACGCAAGGGCCTGCGCGAAGGCATCCATGCTCGCCTGCTGGAACTTGTCTTGCGGCGCGGACGGGTCCTGCTCGCGGTTAAAAACCGACATCCCCTGAGCCTGCGGCGTGACCACTGAAGCCACGGAAAGCGTATAACCGGTCTTTTCGGCCAGCTCGTCCACGTCAACGCGGTATCCGGCCTGCGATGCTTTGAGAGCGCGGTCGAACTCGCCGTCCACGTCGGATTCCTCCTTTGCGGCGAGTTCGAAGTAGGCCAGCGGGATTTGTCCGGAGAAAAGTCTTGCGAGCGTCGGCTTGTCGAACTGCTCCTGCATGACCTCACTAATCTCGCCCGCCTGCGCCACGGCGATTTCGTCGAATGTGTCGCTCTGGGCATCAGCCTGCCCGCTGTTCATTCCGGTGGAGGCGGTTAGCATTGTCAGCTTGCCCGACGTGCCCGCGAGAACGGTCTGTTCGTCCTGGTATCGGATGTGAGCCTCGAAGGGCTGGATGCCGCGCGCATTGTCTCCGACGGTCTTCACATCACCGCCGTTCGGGAGCACGCCGCGCGAGTCCCCGATGGCTTGCTCTATCATCTCCTGCCACTTGGCGCGGTCCGATTCGGGCACGCCAGGCGGCATGACGCCGAAAAGCGGGGGGATGCCATAGACCTCGACGAAACCGTCCCAGTCTTTCTGCGACAGGCTTTTGCGAACGAACGCGATAGCGGCGATTTCGTCCACGGGATCGTCCACTACGCGGATGATAAAGCGGCGCAGGTCCACGGAATCTCCTGCTGTCTGACCGGATGTCGCCTCGGCGTTGAACTGCCACTCTCCGTAAAGTCCGTCACGGCACCAGTGCCACTGCGGGACAGGTTCCAGTCGCACGACGCTGCCGTCCGGGCCCCGCACGATTTCAAGGTGCGAAAAGCCTCTGAATTCGGCCAATGCAAGGAATGAAAAGGCTCCGCGCAGATTACCGATCTTGTCGTATTCGGCCCGTAGCGCCTTGCGCTGGGCCTCGGCTATCGCCTTCTGATCCTCCGGAAGGTCGGCTGGAATCTTCACGTCCCAGTCGAGCTTGAGAAGCGATGCGCGCAGTTTGCGGATGACGCCGCGCAGGACGGCATCGCGTTTCTCGATCTTGCGGTAAAGCCACTGCAAATCCGCATA